CATGTAGTGCCATTAATTTACCTCTGTAAGATTGAACTTGTATTTCTTACCGTTCCTTCTATTTATTAGGAACAGGTCTTCTTCACCCTCCTGAATTGTGTACTGACCCCAAGTTCCATCTACATCATTAGCAGCACCCTCATTAGATAATTGAAGGTCAGCAGAGTATATGTTTGCCCAACGCTTAGTTGCTGAACCAAGGTCTAGTGTGGCATCTGCATTTGGAACAAATTTTTGGTATGCTCTTAGTTCAGTTGTGTCCAACTGCAAAAGATCATTGCCACTGGTAAAATTATAGAACGAAATAGTATTACCAGATTGTATTCTTAATTGATTGGTAGCTTTAATATATGCATTACCACTTTGCTCTCTGTAAAGTTCAAAAATACCTGAGGCACCACTATCAAAGTTTAACTTTGTAGCATCACCTACAATATTAACCTGACCTTTTAGTGTAGAAACTCCATCAACAACTAGATCAGTAGGAACTCCGTTTGGTGAGGCATCAACCCACTGAGAACTGTTGGTATCAGTATAGTATACGAACATGCGTCCGTCGTCTGTGTCATACCAAAGGTCTCCATCGTTAGCAGAAGAAGGAGCACCAGATTGAACAGCAGCACCGCCACCAATCTTACCCCAAGTAACACCATTGTGTCCTTCAAATACATCATTGTCTGTGTTATAACGTAGCATACCTTCTGCAGCTGCAGGTTGTCCTGATTGACCAGGTTGCTGAGCATCAGTACCAGCAGGTAGTTGGATATATCCAGTACCAGTAAGATCAACATTACCAGATACTGTTAGAGCAGTTAGTGTACCAACAGAAGTTAGAGCAGAAGTAGTAACTCCATTACCAAGAGAACCAGAACCAGTAGAAGGTCCTACTTGAGTCAAGCTCATTACCTGTTGTGCATTTCCAGAACCATCAATGATATTAAATGTCTTACCGTTGACAAGTTCCATGTCCTCAGAGGACTGCCAAGCATCATTAGCATTAGACCATGTGAATGTATGATCACTTGGAGAACCTTTCAGAATAATACCACCACCGTCAGCTGCAGTATCAGAAGGACCGATAGCACTGAACGTTGGTGTACCAGATCCAGTTACATTATTAGAAAGAACAGCAGTATTACCAGTAATACTTACGATTGTTGTGTTGCCAGGAACCGTAACACCAGCAGTGTTAGAAGTAACTGCCATGCCAGGAATCAATCCTAGAGTTGGTGAGATGGCAGAGATGTTTGCAGATCCATCAGTAGTTGTACATGTAAACTGTGTACTTACAACCTTAGCAAGTTCAATATTTTTATCTGCTACTTCAAGAATATTTGACTTGACTATAGTTTGAGTACCATTGACAACAATATCTCCTTTGACAGTGAGACTACTATTGACAGTAACATCATTGTTGAGAGTAATATCAAAATTAGAATCTCCCTTAATCCAGTATTCAGTACCAGATCCAATAATAAGTTGTCTATCTCCAGAAGCATTAGGTGGAGTGTAAGTAGCATCATTGACTGGGTTTGTGCTATCAGCAGGACCGATTAGAACATTACCACTACCACTACAATTGTAACCAGCATAGAATCCAACACAGACGTTTGCATCGCCCGTAGTGTTTGTTTCTAATGCATTAGCTCCCAGTGCAGTATTGCTATCTCCAGAAAGATTACTGAGCATTGCAGAGCGACCCACTGCAGTGTTGTTTGCACCAACACCAGTAGATCTTAAAGTTTGATATCCATATCCAGTATTTCCAGCACCAGAATTGACTGTAAGTAAACTTTCGTATCCAAATCCACTGTTTTGAGATCCAGCAACTACTGCTCCTAATGCTTCTTTACCAACTGCAGTGTTCGTAGCGACTGCACTGTTTCCTCTACCAACAGTCATTGGATCAGTTGATCCACCTCTAATTAAAATATCAGAATTAGCAACATCAATTCTAGCATTACAAGTTAGAAGATCTGTGTTAGCACCGCCAACTGTCATATCTTTTTCTACAACTAGATCACCACTAACAGTTGTAGTACCAGATGAATTACCAATATCAATTACAGTTGCAGCACCACCAAACTGAATTGATTGAGCACCAGAATTAAGTAAAGCAAAACCAGTAGATGTAGTTACTAAACTAGTTAAGATAACAGGACTAGTTTGGAATACAAGATCATCAGTACCAGTTGTACCACTGATTAAAGTACGAAGTTGAGTGGCAGTTGTAGAGGAGAATGACGCAAGAGTATCAGATTTATATGCTACATCACCACCAACTCTGAAGTTTACATTGACATTTCCAGTAGAGTTATCAGATGTAAGTGTCAGATCATTATTAATATCAACAGCTTTACCAGATTGAATATCAAGAGAAGCAGAAGCAGTAGAGGCAATCTCCAATCCATTAATTGAAGTTGCTGTTGCAGCACCAAGAACAGGAGAACTTAAAGTAGGAGAAGTTAAAGTTTTGTTTGTTAAAACTTGAGTTTCATTCTCTGTAACAAATCTATTATCAACAGATCCATCCCAAGATCTCCAATATCCACCACTCTCATGCCATTGTAATCCTTGATATGCAGTAACAACTCCATTACCATCAGTAGTTCTGTTTACCTGAATACCACCATCAGCACCAACAATACTATTTCCTTTTCTCAGTTCGATAATATTATCTTCTACTTGTAGAACACTGGTGTTGAGAATAGTTTGACTACCACTAACAATTAAGTCACCGCCAATGGTTACTGTAGATCCATCATCAGTAATAATACTATCTGATAGTTGATTGTTACCAGAATCCCACTTCGTTAATGTGTTTCCAGTTAAGTTACTAGCATTTTTTAATGAAAAATCTGTTCCATCTAAAATCAAACCACCAACAGAATCAGCATCTAAACTAGCACCCGTATCACTGTTTAGAGATTCAATTTCAATTTCAATTTGACCAGCATTATTTGTAGATTGTCTAATTGTACATGCACCAGCTTGCTTGAAGATAAAATCTCCTGATTGTGGTGCAATAGGACTTCCGTTGTTATCACTACCAACTTTAGTAACAGTATTAGTATCCGTGCTATCAATTAAAATAGTATTTCCAGATTGACTTACAGTTACATTACCACCAAGAGATGTTCCACCTTCAAAAGAAATTTGTGTTGCTGCAGTTCCAGTAGCAGTAGGCAAGTAAGTTCCTGTACTTCCACCACGAACTTGAGTTACAGTATCAGTTGATGTGTAAGTAATAGTAGCATCACCACTACCATCAACACCAGCAGCAACTGTTGTTCCTGTGCCATCTAAGAACGTAAATTTTCCAGTCGTCGTATCAGCAGGACCATATGTACCACCAGATCCTGCACGAATTTTAGTTTTAGTATCAGTATCAAGAGCATCAACATTGATTGTGCTACCTGTCATTGTTACGGTAGCAGCACCAGTTGATGTGAATGAGATTGCTCCAGAAGTTGCAGAACCACCAGGAGCATTTAGTGTGGTGATAGTATCACTATCGTTTACGTGACCACTGACTGTAAGAACATCTCCAGATCTATCTAAGAATAAAGTTAAAGCATTTGATCCAGCTGGAACAGATGCAGGAGATCCTACAGCTAAAGTAACATCATCATCAATACCTGCGCCAGCGTTACCACCAGATGTTAATCTAATAATTTTTTCAGTAGCACTAGCACCATCTACAGCAGAAACAGCATATGTTGTATTGTTATCAGGAGTGGTTACAGATCCACCCAAACTAATTGCAGTACCGTTAATAGTAATACTACTATTTGATAACGAAGAGTTTGGAATATTGTTGATTGTGTTTAGAGAAGCAGAAAATGTACAACTCTCAAAAGTTTTATTGGTAATTGTTTGGTTCTGTGTTAGATAAACATCACCAGGACTGTCCCAGAAAACTGTAACTCCATTAGTGGTCAAATATTTTCCTGCACCAGTGTCTCCACCAACAACAATACCGTTGCCAGTAAGGTCTAGGTTGTCACCCGATACCAGTTCTTCAATCTTCTTGGATACGGAGTTAACAATTAACGGAAAACGATCAGCCATTTAACTTGCCAGTAAATACTAGTGCTCTTGTTTATTTATGCCTTAAGATACAATGATGCTTCCAGACATACTACTATGAATCTGACAGATATAATAATACGTTCCTGCTGTTACTCCATCAGTATCCCAAGTTAAATTGACAGATTGCTGCCCATTATTAGTAATTGTACCAGTAGTAACACCATCACCTGTTCCTGTAGTTTGTGTTGTTTTAATCCAAAATGGATGACTACCAGAGATGTTGAATAATAATTCTAATGTATCTTGTTGGTATATATTGATTGTTGGATTTGCTGCATCAACATGAGTTGTTGCTCTATCAGAACCATTAAAGATATAACTTGAACCACCACTATTAGTAACAGTTATAGTAAGTGTCTTAGGTGTTGCCATTGGTGCAGGTCTATTAAATGTTGAAACCCTAGGAAATGTAAGTCCATTAGATCTACTACCAACTTGCTCGGAAATCATTCCTGTCACATCTAATCTAGGATTTTTGACATGTAGATATACATTTGTACTACCTTTACTACAAGAATTATCATCAAACAATCCACCACTAACATCAAAAGTCATATCATTGTAGATGCTATGATCTCTTAAATATTTTTTAGCAGTTCCTTGTGTAAATCTATCTTTACCAGTAGCTAAACATGCTAATACACCTGCTACTTGTGGTGATGCCATGCTAGTTCCTTGGATAGGATAGTAATAGTTTGGTGCTCCACCATACTTAGCGTCAGCAATTCCACCACTATCATATGCAGAAAGAATATTATTTCCTGGTGCAAAAACTTCAATGACAGGACCAAAGTTAGAGAAAGTTGATCTTCTAAAATCATTACGATTGCTTAAAGATCCAACCGCGATTACATTTGGACCATTGCCAGGTGCTGACCCTCTATTGTAATAGATTGTTCCCAATCCTGAAATTGATACTTGATTATAGTAATCAACATCACCATCATAGACACAATGAAAATTATTATTACCTGCTGCAGCAACAACTACAACACCTTCTGAAATAGCATCTTGTACATCAGCATTGATTGCTGTGTAATCAGAATTAATTTTCATTTTGTTAGCAGAAAATCCAAAATCTGCTTCTAGTCCTGCCCATGTCCACCCAGAAGGATTAGGGTTTCCAGAATTATATACTGTTCCTCTATAGTTTACCTGTGTAATATCAGCAAGATCGAGTGATGCTTTCTCTAATATATCAGCAAGATTATAACTATAACTCCAACTATGATTTGTAATGGTTGGATTCTTAATACCAGTATCAGGATTGACTGCCTTGTCTCTATGGAAAGCTCTTAAGTAATCAAAGATTAATAAACTTGGTACAGGTGTCCCTGTGTTTGCAACATTACCAAGGACTTGCATACTATAAATGTTTGCTTCTCTAGCCCATCCATAGTGTTGTCCTGCTACTGTTCCAGCAACATGTGTACCATGACTCTCTGTGTTAGTAGCATTATCAAAATAGTTTGGATATGGTGCAGATGGAATAGTTTGACCATCATCATCAATAGTTCCTACAAGAAAATTAAGTTGATTGTACCAATCATACTGTACAAATCTTGTCTGACCTGAGGTAGGACTGAACCATTCCTGACAATCATAAGATACGGGATCATCACAGATAACCACATCAACATGCTTACCATCATTAAAAATATTTACAGTTTCAACTACTTGTTCATAAGTTCCACCTTGACTAATAAGACCAAACTGATTTTTACCTCTCTGTGCAGGATCACCAGCACAATGAACATGTCCCCACTGTCTATCAGTAGAAGCTACAGTTGCTGCACCTTGGGTATCTCCTTTCCAAAAGTTTCCATTAATACTATATTCATTATAATTAACAGCATCCCTACCAATAGACATACCAAGTTCTTCGGGTGGTAATTGCACATCCCACACTCTAGAATCTTTACGTAATACTTCAGCTTGTTCTTCCGTCATCTTATAGTGAGTGTTCCTACTCATAGGACGCTTCATCACTAGATGAAAATTATTAGATTCCATCTCATTGTAAAACTGCTCTAAATCCTCATGTTTATAGAGAGTTACGATGTAGATTTTATCTTTCATATCAAGCCTCTAGTTGAAGATAAGTAAGAGTTACACTAACGTTTGCTGTGGATCCACTTTTATTTACAATCTTAACGTAAGTTGTTCCCGTTGCAGCTTCGTTAAAACAAACAGTAGCAGGAGTAATCATTTGTGTTTGAGCACCAGTAGTAATAACCTCAGCAAGAACACCAGAACCAGGTGTAGGATCAGTAGTTTCTAATCTAGTAGAATCATTTGTTCTAGCATTACTACTAGTGTATAAAGTCACCCATGCTGCATGAGATGTTTCAATCTTCATCAATGCATATGTTTTAGGTGTTGTAAATGTAGTATTTAATACACCA